AAAAAAGAACGTTTGAGGCTTGTAGAGGCTGGTATATGTGCTAATGAGGTGGATGTTGTTTGTAAGTACTTGGTGAGCTTAAAGAAGATTAATGCAGAAAGGGCTAGAACTGAGTTTACTGCTAAATCAAAGCAACTTTTTTTCGTGTTCTAATTTTACATAATATACAGTTAGCCGTCGTTAAGAATGGCGTTATAGCTAGTATAGAGAGTAGGGCTGTCACAAAAATTAGTGACATTCTCGTATAACCTGCTTGCAACATTCTTAGTGCTTCTTTAGGTGTTACGTTTGCCATGTCGGCTAAAATTAATGAATGTTCACCGTTTGGCTTCGATTTACCTGTTTTCCATCTGCTAATTAATTCTTGTGATATATCAAGTTTTTTTGCTAATTCGTAGTTGCTTTTAATTCCCTGATTTTCTTTAGCTTTTTCAAGTAATTCGCACATTTTTAATCTCCTTTTGAATACTGAATTATTATCTACTGAATAAAACTTCTTGCAAGCTGAATTTTTATTCTGTATGCTGATTATAAATTCAGTACGCGAACCTGTCCCCGCGATACTCAAATCACCTACTAGGGACTATATAAGGGCTATAAAAATGTCAATCCAAATCAAACTACAAGTTCTAGCAATCACTCCAATGGAAGAAAGAAGCTATGAAGGACGTATTTCTCATAGTCGTGCTTTTCAATGTTTTGCAGAGGGTAAGGTTGCTGTTCACACGTTATACGCGCCACATGGCGATAAAGATGCAGAAATTGCTGCACGTAAAAAACTAGAAGAAATGCAAGCTGGCTATTACATGGCAGACATTGAGTTGCGCCAAGGTGCAAGAGCAAAAATGGAGTGGGCTGTTGCTAATTTCACTCCAATAGTTCAGCAACCAAAGGCAACCGTATAGTACTAAAAGCAAAAGCCCCTAAACACTACTAATGTTTAAGGGCTTTTTATTTGTCAACCTTCGAAGAGGCTCACAACATGAATGCAAGTTTAAACCCATTTGACGATGAACCGCAAGGCGTTTTATCACCATATGAATACAAATTAAAAATTAGATGGTTTGCAAATGACACCGTTGATTACGTCATGCAAAAAATCAAACACCGCTTAGAGAAAAGCAAAGAAGCATTTACAGGGACGCAAACAGTGTATCCACGGACTTTATCAGATGAAGAGCAAGCAGAAAAAACACTTGAAAATATCAAGCGTGCTGCTACTCGTGCAAAGCAATCTGTTCATTTTGCTGTTCGTTCACTAGGTGCTGACCATATGCTAACTCTTACCACACGCGAAAATATGACGGATAGGGCGCAATTTCTAAAGATTTATCAAGAGTTTGTTCGCTTAGTACGCACAAAAGACCTTTCTACAGTCCACGGCTCAAAAATGCTATTAACACGTCGTGAAAAGCGTGTATGGGGTTATGTAGCTGTACCTGAATTACAGGAGCGTGGCGCGTATCACATGCACATTGCTTGTGTTGGTAAACAGGATTTGGCGCTTTTAAACGCTTGTTGGTATGTAGCTTTGGACGGCTCACCAAATGACGCTGGTTCCGACACCAAAGGCGCTGTAAATGTACGTTACCGTGACCGCCGTTTTAGTGGTCAAACTGAACTGCATAAAACATTTACCTTAGTTAGCTACTTAACAAAGTACATCACTAAAAGCTTTGAGGCTCACGATGAACTAGGTGTAAGACGTTATAACGCAAGCCAGCAAATACCTAAGCCAATAGTACACACTCAATTCATCTGGTCGTCATTTCAAAACGGGGCAGGGGACTTCACAACTGCAATGCAAGAGGTCTATGCAATTGCAAGCTTTCACGGCATAAAAAGCGATATGCAGCCGTGGAATAGGGGTGAAGACGTCTTCATTCTAAGAGGTTGTGTCTAATGCTATGCCTTAACCAAATCGACGCATCAAATTACCAAGTCGCCTCACCGCAACCAACCGAATACACAACGTGCACATACGTACTTGCACAACAATCAGACATTGGGATTAACGCATGGGCGTTAACACCCGAACAAGGCTTTCAGATAGCGACAGCAATCGGTATCTGTTGGGCGTTCGGCTACGCATTCCGCGCAGTTGGGCAATTTTTAAAACCTAAATCATCTCTTGAAGGGGAATAACATGGATGTAGCACCAATCGTAACACTGTTAGGCACTGTAGTAACTGCAATCGGCACAATCGGCGCTGTTCTTTTGACAATTTGGGGCACCAAATTAGCTTACGCCAAAATCACAGGTCGCTAAGAAGCAAAGTAACAAATAAGCCCTGCTTCGGTGGGGCTTTCTATTTTCAAGGGGAAATTAAATGGCTGGCTATTTCATACTTATTGGTTACTTGGGGGCTTTATGGATTATGTTCGGCGTTTAATATTCTGCTTGCTTATTTCAGTATCGGTCACCTCATACGCGGCTCAAACCTATACGCCTCCAATGACTTACAGAATCCTTGCAAGCCTTGGTGGCAATGGCACAAACCAAGGTTCTGTAGCGAATGTCTGTCAGGGGGCAATCGCTGCACTAAACAACAAGAACTATGCGCAAAGCCCATCTAAAATAATATCCGTAAATACATGTACTCAATCTACAAGCGTTAATAATGCAGGTAACCAAGAACAATACTTTGATATAAATGGTGTCTACAATGTACAAAGCGGCAGTACTATCACCACAACCAGCTGGTTAGCTGGGGCAGCAGCTCAAACTTGTACAGCACCAGACCTTCGAGGCGGTACTATTCCTGCAATGTTCTGTACTGTGGCTGCATGTACAACCCCTAAAACCTTTTATGATGTTGCAACAAACACATGTATTTTGCCTCCAAACTGTACCGCTGGACAAAATGACCTTAACGGTGACTTATTCTCCGGTACATGTGTCAATGGCTGTACACACTGGACGCAAGGCTCTGGTGTATATAAACGAGAGTCATCGGGCGTTGTTTGGTACGTCTCACTTAGAGCTAATACTGGTGCTACATGTACAACGTCATCACAGTCTAAAGCCTCAGCAGATGCAGCCGAAGCCGCAGCTACAGCGCAAAAACTAGCAGATGCTACAGCAGCAGCCAATGCAAAAACCGCAGCAGATAAAGCCGCAGCTCAAGCAGCAGCTACCGCGGCCGCAACTGCAAAATCAGCAGCTGAAAAAGCAGTCGCAGACGCTAAAACCGCAGCTGATAAAGCCGCAGCAGTAGCAGCAGACCCAAACTCTACTCAAGCCCAGAAGGATGCAGCAAACGCCGCAGCTACAGCAGCTCAAGCAAATGCTGATACTAAAAACGCTGCATCAGCAACCGCAGCAGGTACAGCAGCAGCAACCGCTAAACCTGATACACCAGCTGAAACAAAAGATTTCTGCGAACTTCATCCTACAAGCTTCATTTGTAAGAACTCATCAGTCAATAAAGGCTCATGCTCAAACGGCGTGTTAAGTGGTTTTAGCTGTGAGGGTGATGTTTCACTATGTGCCATAGCCCAAAGTGAAGCAGAAAATGCCTGTCTAATAAGCGCAACCGACGATGCACTAACCAATAAATACAACGAGGCAAAAAATGATAATCCTTCTAATAATCCTAGCTTGCCGCAAAATGCGACAACGATAAATATTCCAACGGCTCTTGACCAATCAAGTGCTTATGGTTCTGGTCAATGTAACCCTGATGTAACCATAAGTTTTAACGGTTCCTCTGTAGTAATACCTTTCTCAAAATGGTGTGAAGTCTTATTCGCACTAGGTTATCTATTTCTTGCGTGCGCCTACATTAGCGCTGCAATCATCTTAGGGGGTGCTATCTAATGCCAATCATTATAGGAATGCTTTGGGGCGCTTTTGTATCAATACTCGGCTCATTGGTAGGGCGCATCTTAGTTGCTCTTGCTATCTCTTATGTGACCTATTCAGGTGTTGATATTTTGCTCACTAGTATGAAAACCGCAGCCTTAGCGAACATGGGCAACATGGGTTCTCTTGTAGGCGTTGTCGGTATGCTCAAGCTCTCTGAAAGCTTAAACGTAGTAATTAGCGCAGTAGTTGCCAAATTCACTATTGGTGGTTTAACAAATGGCTCTGTAACCAAAATGGTGTTCAAAAAATGATTAACTTAATCACAGGATTACCAGGCAGCGGAAAGACTTTATACACGCTCTCAACTGTCGTTGACTACGTTGAAAAAGAAAACAAATTACAAGCAGAGCAGGGCAAGCCACCGCGTGAAGTCTACTATCACGGCATACCTGAGCTAACCATTGCTGGCTGGCATTTAATGGAAAACCCAGAAGATTGGATTAACCTTCCAAGTCACTCAATTATCGTGATAGATGAATGCCAGTCCACTTTTAGACCACGTGCTGCCAGTGTCAAGCCGCCGCCTTACATTTCGGAATTTGAAACGCACCGACACAAAGGCTTAGACTTCTTTTTGCTAACACAGCATCCAATGCTTGTAGACGGCAATATCAGACGTCTAGCAGGTAAGCATTATCATGTTGTTCGTTTTTATGGTTTCCAAAAGTCAACAATCCATGAGTTTCAAAGCGTCCGTGACAATGTAGATAAAAACACAAAGAATTCAATTGAAACGCACTTTGTATACCCTAAAAAAGTGTTTAATTGGTACAAATCAGCAGACGCTCATACTATGAAAAAACGCATTCCTATGCGTTTAGTCATTGTGATTTTGTTGCCCGTAATTGGTGTAATAGCTGCTTATTTCGCTTATCAATCTATAACCAAAATCCAAACAGATCCTAGCAAGCAAGTGGACCAACTTAAGAACGGTAAAACTAACGCAGACGGTACGCCGTCAACGCATACAAGTCCAAATCAGCAACCAGTAAAACTGACTTACGTAGAAGCTCGTAAACCAGAAATATCAGACATACCAAGTTCAGCGCCAATTTACGAAAAAGTCATTGACCCTGTGACCGCACCATATCCAGCTGCTTGCGTTCGCTCAAATACTCAAGGCTGCAATTGCTATACCCAGCAAGCGACTAGAATGGAAATAGACGAAGCAATATGCTTGAAAATCGTTGCTAATGGCATTTTTATAGACTGGAAAACTTCCACAGAAGCCTCAAGCCGCACGACTTCGGGGGATGGGGTGCAACCCCATGTAGACCAGCACAGCAACGCCGTAGCAGACGATAACACGCGTTATGTAGAGCCTAAACTATAGCCGTTATGACTTCGCGCCCTGTAGACGGGTTTTGATGTTTAGATAAAAGCCCTTAAATAGGGCTTTTTTACTTGGTGCCTCAAATATTTTATGGGCTACCTTTAGGCAGACCGCAGCGAGCGCGCAAGCGCCGCAAGCGGTGTGACTGAAGGTGTGTCCCTTAATTTATATTACGGACACATCTCAAACGGCAACGCTAAAGAATTTCTATCGATAGCTTTTTACTCGCTAATAATAAAAAAAAGGTTTTATGATTGGATTTGGTTTTACACATCGAGCGCACGTTGATTTGCCTGTATGGGCGCATACCCTAACAAATTTGTATTGGACTGTACGTGTAGAGGCGCGTAATGCGTCTAAGAGGCGTAAGTATTACCGCTACATA